TTTGCCGGAGCTATCAAATAGCGGAGATCCAGAGGAACCTCCGATTGCAGGAACTGTATACATGGCATAGCCCCAAAAATGACCTGTGTACCTACCTTCTAGTATTACAACAGTATCTTTTTGAAAAACTCCCTGCGGTGCAGAGAGGTTATATATTTTATCACCTTTTTTAGGAGCCACATAACTCATTTTTACTGGAGTCCATACTAAGCTTGGAACTTGTAACATGCACATATCTTTTTCTTCGTCTATTGCTATTATTTTAGCTATGTGCTTGCCTCCTCTTATGTCGAATACATAAAGTTCAACATCTATTGTTGCTTTCGGATTTGGAGAATATTGTATATTTTTGCTAGAGCAGGAATGTCCTGTTGTTAAAATAAAAGATCCATTTTTATGAGATCTGACAACTGAGCCGGATGAGGTTGTATTTAAAAAGTGATACTCGCACTGATTACCCGCATCTTTTTCACTCTTGGGTTCTACACAGGAAGTGGCCCTATAGGTCGTTATAACTTTTACGAAAGATTTTCTTGGCAACACCTTCCCCACACTTATATCCGACATAACATCCGGCCTGACACATGAGGATGTCAAAGCGATTATAAACAAGCAAGAAAGTAGTTTTTTAAGTGTCATAAGGGTTTTTTTTACTGTCCGCTCCTGTATAATAACTAGTGTAAACATTCAATTACCACTATTTACTTATACGCAGGAAGTGACATGAAAAGAACTTATATTCTTGATACTAATGTTTTTTTAACTAACGCAAATTCTATTTTTCTCTATAAAAACAATGATATAGTGGTTCCTTTAAAAGTATTAGATGAGATAGATAAGCATAAAAAAAGACAAGACGGTGTTGGAGTTAACGCTAGAAACACCATTAGAATTCTAGACTCTTTAAGGGCTAAAGGCAATTTGCACAAAGGAGTTAGACTAGGAACTGGACTGGGGAAGCTTTTTGTTAAAGATTACGCTTTACAAGATGTTCCATCTGGTTTTGATATGGCCAGTGCAGATAACCAGATAATATGTACTGCGCTTACAGAAATACATAACTCTTCTAGAAGAAAAGTTATTGTCATTTCAAGAGATATAAATATGAGAGTCAAATGCGACTCGCTTGAAATAAAGTCAGAGGACTTTATTACAGAAGACATAATTGAAAACACAGATGAATTATATACTGGTGTATTGTCTCATCTTGTAGATGACCAGCTTATTGATCGTCTATATGAAGGAGAGGAGATCTTTTTTGATAAAGAAGATGTTATCATACAACCAAATCAGTATGTGATGCTTGTTTCAAATGCAAATGAAAAAAAGACATGTCTTGCAAAATTTAAAGATTACAATGATCCAATAAAAAAAGTTCATGGATATTCTGACGGTGTTTGGAATGTAAGTCCTAGAAATAAAGAACAAATGTTTGCTCTTGATCTACTCATGGACCCAAATATACCAATTGTGACTATAATAGGCAGGGCTGGGTCTGGAAAGACGCTTCTTGCGTTAGCAGCGGGCCTGGAACAAGTTTTGGAAGAAAGAAATAAAAACTATAAGAAGTTGGTAGTTTCTAGGCCTGTACAGCCGGTGGGCAAAGATATTGGATTTTTACCTGGAACGCTGGAGGAAAAGATGAGTCCATGGTTGATGCCGGTCCAAGACAATTTAGAATACCTAATGTCAGGCAACAGATCTACTATGGAGTTGATGTTTGAAAACGGTACAATAGAAATCGAGGCTCTTTCGTACATCAGGGGGCGTTCTATTTCTAATGCCTATATAATTATAGATGAGGCTCAGAACCTTTCTGTTCATGAGCTTAAGACAATAATTACTCGTGTAGGCGAGAATACAAAGATAATTCTAACTGGGGACATCGAACAAATTGATAACGTTTATCTGGACGCCACTTCCAACGGCCTATCGCATGCGATTGAAAAGTTTAAATCACAGCCACTTGCTGGACACATCACTCTCCAAAAAGGTGAAAGATCCAAGACAGCAACGCTGGCGGCAAAGATTCTTTAAATTTTTTAATTTATAAAAAACATGTGGTATTTTAAAAAGAACTAGGAGCGAAAAATGGTACTGGAAAACACTTCTTTGACCGAAACTGTAGAATCTGAGAATGAATTAAAATCGTGGCTTGTTAACTATGTTGGAAACAAGACTGATCCAACTGATGAAAATGTTACTGTTGAAAATATTATTGATGTTTTGGCAAAAGAGTTTCCTGAGTTCTTGATGGCGGTCGCTGAAGAAAACTGGGTAAGAGGATACCAACAAGCATTAGATGATGTGGAAGAGGGACAAAGATTAGCCCAGGAAGAGCAAGATGAAACAATACATTCTGGAGAGTAGTAAAAAGTCCAAGAGGAGACAGCAGCATTTTGTAATTTTTGGCGATGTTGATGTTTTTGTAAAAGATCCTCTTCCGGAAGATGTTGAGTTAGATCAAGTTCTGCGAGATCTAGAAAGGATTATCCCTAAAAATTTTACTAGGAATCTAGACATTATATACGTTGGAGACTTTGATCATCTTAGAGATAGAGATGTGAACGCCATGTACGACTCTGGGGCGATATATATAACCAATGAACAAGATGATAACGTAGACATTTTAGATGATCTTATCCACGAAATAGCTCATGCTGTAGAGGAAAATTATAACCAAGAGATATATGGAGATGATAAAATTCGGGGAGAATTTTTAGCAAAAAGAAATACTTTGCGTCGAATATTAGGTGCTCATGGTTATGATGTGCGATCACATAATCTCTTAGATGTAGAATACTCAAGAGATTTAGATGAATTTTTTTATGAAGATGTGGGTTATGCTAAATTAAGTAATTTTGTTCTAGGTCTTTTTATATCACCATATCCCGTCACCTCTCTAAGAGAATATTTCGCTAGTGGCTTTGAAGAGTACTATTTAGGTGATAGAAGGGCATTGGCTGAAATAAGTCCCAAATTATATAATAAATTAAACGAGTTAAACAAAACGGAGGAAGAAAATGAAGCAAGAAAGTTCTAAGTATTTAGATGATAATGCTAAAGTAAAAAAAGCTGGGGGGACAATTAAGGTTAGAGTGACCGCCCCTTTATATAAAAACAAACACACCGATCAGCTAGTTTGGATTTCAACAGAGGATGTTGTTAGCTGGCTTGCTACGAATGGACATAAGATCAAGACAGTTGAAGAGAGCGGACACGTTAGGAACAGATACTCTGATCAAGATGTGACCTGGGTGTTTTCTGTTAAAAATAAAACCTTGAAAAAGAACTCTAGTAGTGTTAAAGTTAAGCCTTTGAGCGATACTAAAGATTCTTAAAAGAGGTTGCATGTCTCATATATCTTATTCTGAATTTCGTATTTGGAACGAGTGCCCCTACAAACATAAATTAAAATATGTAGACAAGGTACACGATTTTCAAGGTAGTGAATATACTGCTTTTGGCACTGCTATCCATTCTGTTTGTGAAAACTCTGTTGTGTCTAATTCTTTTGATAAAACGGAACATTTTCGTGAAGCTTTTACAAGCGAGTTAGCCAAGCTGCCTGAAACTGTAAAAAAGAACTTGAATAAAGAGTTGGTTGATAACATGTATAAGGATGGTCCCGAACTAGCTGAAAGAGCGGTCCCCGCTTTAGAAAGTTATTTTGGCTCGTTTGAGGTAGTCTCTACCGAAGAGGGTCTCTATGAAAATATGGAAAGCTTTGATGATCAAATATTTAAAGGATATATTGATTTAGTTATAAAAACTGAAGATGGCAAACATCATATCTTAGATTGGAAAACATGTAGTTGGGGCTGGGACGCTAGAAAGAAGTCGGATAAAATGACAACGTACCAGCTAACACTGTACAAGAAATATTATGCCCAAAAGCACAACATAGACTTGTCTGATATTGAAACTTACTTTGGTCTTTTAAAAAGAACAGCAAAAGATAATAAAGTTGAGATCTTTCGTGTGACGAGTGGAAATAAAAAAACAGAAAACGCCCTTAAAATGTTGAATAATACAGTGCATAATATACTTAGAGAAAATCATGTCAAAAATAAACTTGCCTGTACAAAGGGATTTGTATGCGAGTTTTATAAGACAGAACACTGTAATTAAGAGGCAAGTGTGGATAAAAAAATTAAGGTCTTCGTAATCAGCGACATGATCCTGTCGCCTTCTGGAGTAGGCACCCAGACGAAGTATATGGTTGATGCCTTGGTAAAGACGGGAAGATATGAATTTATATGTCTTGGTGGAGCAGTAAAACACCATAGTTATGAACCGATCAAGTACGGCGACGATGTAGTAATTTTCCCTGTTGATGGGTATGGCAATCATGATATGATCAGGTCGCTGATAAGAACCCATAAGCCAGACATGTTGTGGTTCATGACTGATCCAAGGTTCTATGAGTGGCTTTGGGAAATAGAAAATGAGATACGTCCATTGATTCCAATGGTTTATTATCATGTTTGGGATAATTATCCTTATCCAAAATTTAATAAGCCTCATTACGAATCTTGCGATGTTATAGTTAATATTTCTAAAGTAACTGATGATATTGTTAAAACGGTAGCGCCGAACGTAGAGAGCTATTATATGCCTCATGCGGTGGACAATAATATTTTTTCTAAAGTAGATGACCAAGCTCTTGCTACTTTTAGGAAGGAGCATTCTTTGGATGATGGTAAATTCACGGTGTTCTGGAATAATAGAAATGCGAGAAGAAAACAGAGTGGCACTGTTATATGGTGGTTTAACGAATTCTTGAAGATAGTTGGGAAAGATAAGGCAAGGTTGGTCATGCACACCGATATTAGAGACCCTCATGGCCAAGACCTGGGAGCTATTATCCAAGAATTAGGACTTGGGAATCGCGAAGTGGTTTTTTCGACTCAAAAGCATCCACCGGAGGTACTTGCTTTGTTATATAATAATGCTGACTGCACCATAAATATAGCTGACGCTGAAGGTTTTGGTCTCGGCACTATGGAATCTTTATCATGTGAAACACCAATTATTGTGACAATGACAGGTGGTTTACAGGAGCAGGTCACAGATGGAGAAAACTGGTTTGGAATTGGTCTGAAGCCCGCTTCTTCTGCTATTATCGGCTCATTGCAGGTTCCGTACATACGGGAGGATAGAGTTTCTGAAGAAGATGTTGTACAAGCGCTATTAGACATGTATAACAAGACCGATGAAGAAAGAAGCGCAATAGGCAAAGCTGGCCGTGAGCACATTTTAAGAAATTACAACTTTGATGATTACGGCAATAAGTGGGTAGAACTCATGGACAAAATTCACGAGGAACACGGATCTTGGGACAATAGAAAGAAACACAATCGTTGGGTTTTAAAGGAAATAAGATAATGTATAAAGTTATATTGAAAGCACCCGTACTTTCTAGATCTGGCTATGGGGAACACTCTAGGTTCGTCCTAAGATCTTTAATGAGGCGAGAAGACATTTTTGACATTTATGTAATGAACATAAACTGGGGAGCAACAGGAATAGTTCCTGAAGATACTGAAGAGAGGCGGTGGATAGACTTTTTAATTCACAAGACTATTCACGCTGTGCAACAGAACAACACCCAGTT